TAGCATACAAAGATAAAGGTGATTGGATTTTAGAAACAAAGTACAATATAGGTGCAAAGAAAAAGAAAGTAGAGGAAGAGAGTTGACACTCTCTTTTTTTATGCTATAATATATTTGTTGAATCGACGGGTTCAACAGGGAGTGACTGAATAATCTTTCTGGCATATAGCTGGATAAGGTGATGAGACACAGGTGGTGCTGCTGGTTGAAAACCAGAATCGACTTACCAGTCGGGTCTCAGGCAAGGACGTAAAATTTACTACTGTAGTAATGCCCGTTCTTTGTTGGTAATACAGAATTCCAACCTCCCACCCCAAATATTAAGAGTAATCTACCATGAGAGACCAATTAATTAAAGCACTCTTAGCACATGCTCAAGGAGATATACAGAAGCATGTTGCAAATGTAGAGGTTTATTTAAATAATCCTGTTGGTATTGGAGAGCACTCAGATATAACAGAAGCAATAGAAAATGAATTAAATATTATTGCTAAGTATCAAGATCAAGTAGATGTAATTAATAAGTACTTTAAGCACAAATGAATAAAGGAAAGTTAAAAGTTCTAGTCATGGCTCTTAAAGAGATTGTGGCAGAGTTGGAGTCGGAAGTTTATTCAGATGTTGATTCTTATAAGCAAGAGAATTATGAACAGAATGCGGGCCCTTTAGCAGACTATGATGAAGTATTCGAGGATGACGAATGACTGTAAAACTTGTTAGTGTTACTCCTGATGCGGAGCAACTTATGGCATACATTGCCAGAGTATCTAATCCATCTAATCAGGACAATGAAAAGTATGCAGGACTCTTAAAGTATTGCATCAAGCATAATCATTGGAGTGTCTTTGAGCAGTCTACTATGACTCTTGAGATAGAGACTACTCGTGCTATTGCTGCACAGATATTAAGACATAGAAGTTTTACTTTCCAAGAGTTCTCACAGAGATATGCAAGCAGTAATGATCTAGGTGATATTAATTTACCAGAACTTCGTAAGCAAGATTTAAAGAATCGTCAAAACTCTACTGATGATTTAGATCCTGAGATAGTTGATAAATTTGAACGTCAGATGATCACTCTCTTTAGTTCTGCAAAGAGTCTTTATACTCAGATGTTAGATGCAGGAGTTGCTAAAGAGTGTGCTAGAATGGTATTACCACTTTGTACTCCTACCAGAATCTATATGACTGGTTCATGCCGTTCTTGGATACATTATATTAATCTAAGATCTGCTCATGGTACTCAGAAAGAACACATGGTGATTGCAGAGGCATGTAGGAAGGTATTTACCGAACAATTCCCTGCAGTATCAGAAGCCCTTGAATGGGTCTAAATAATTTTACGAATTACTAACATTATGCCTCATTATCCTGTAAAACATAAAGAAACTGGTGAAGAGAAAGAACTCTATATGCCTATGAAAGAGTATACTCAGTGGAGAGAAGATAATCCTGACTGGGATAAAGACTGGTCTGCTGGTTGTGCTGGTGCTGGTGAAGTCGGTGACTGGCGTGATAAAATGTCTAAGACACACCCAGGTTGGAAAGATGTCATGGGACAAGTGAAGAAGCATCAAGGGTGGAATAAATTTGGTGATAGTAACAGGGGGTATCAATGGTAGCTAAAAAGAAAACTCCCTCTACCGTAGGGATGTCCAAGAAGATGTTGAAGAGGAAGAAACCTATCAACAGTAATTACTTCCTTGATGTTGGTCCTATTACAGAGAACCAAGAGTTGTTCTTTAATGAGTGGAAGAATGGAAAAAATCTCTTTGCTTATGGTGCAGCAGGTACAGGTAAGACATTCATTGCATTGTACTTAGCATTGAAGGATGTGATAGATGAGGAGACACCATACGATAAAGTTTATATCGTTAGGTCTTTGGTATCTACACGTGAGATTGGATTCTTGCCTGGTACTCATGAAGATAAGTCAGAACTTTATCAGGTTCCTTATAAAAATATGGTGAGGAACATGTTCCACATGCCTGACCAAACTAGTTTTGATATGTTATATGATAACCTTAAAGACCAAGAGACTATTTCATTCTGGTCTACATCATTTCTCCGTGGTACTACTCTTGATGATGCTATTGTCATTGTTGATGAGTCTCAGAACCTTAACTTCCATGAACTTGATTCAATCATAACTCGTGTTGGACAGGACAGTAAGATAGTATTCTGTGGAGACATCAACCAGTCTGATTTACAGAGAACTAATGAGCGTAATGGTATCTTAGATTTCCAACGCATCCTTCAGGGTATGGAGGAGTTTGAGGAGATTGAGTTTGGTATCAGTGACATCGTTCGTTCTGGACTTGTTAAGTCATACCTCATCAGTAAGATGACATTAGGACTATGAAATTTGAACACAATCCTAGATGCTTTCCACTTGATAGTGAAGCAAAGATGGTTGATGGTAAGAGAGTTTATGCTACACCTGATGGTGAGTATTATCCTTCAATTACCACAGTCATTGGTAACAATGCTAAGAAGCAAGCAGGTCTTGCTAAGTGGAGAGCACGTGTAGGTAAGGAGAAAGCAGCAGCTATCTCCTCAAGGTCTGCTTCACGTGGTACTAAGTTTCATAGTATCACTGAGGATTATCTTAACAATGAGTTGGACATTGAAAAATACAAAGACTCTCCACTTCCTGTGGTGATGTTTGAGCAGACTAAAAAAACCTTTGATCGTATAGGGAATATATACTTACAGGAAGCATTTCTTTATTCAAAACATTTAGAAGTTGCTGGTCGTGTGGATTTGGTCGCTGAATTTGACGGAGAATTATCTATCATAGACTTTAAGACATCTGCTGAACCTAAGAGAGAAGCATACTTATACGATTATTTTGTTCAAGAGACAGCATATGCATGTTGTTTTCAAGAACTATACAGTTTAACTGTCAAAAAACTCGTGACTATTGTTGCTTGTGAGAATGGTGAAACTCAGGTCGTAATTAAACCACCTAAGAAGGAGTACCTTCTTAAACTCATAGCGTACATAGACGAGTACCAAAACAAATATGGAAAAGAAAAACTTACTTGAAGATAAATTTATGACTAGTGCTAAGTTCTCACAAGAGGTAGAGAAAATTGCTGTGACAAATTCAGATATGAACTACATAGATTCAGTGCTACACCTTTGTGAAAAAAATGAAATAGAAGTGGAATCCGTATCTAAATTGATATCAAAACCACTCAAAGAAAAGCTTAAATATGAAGCACAACAACTTAATTTCATGAAGAAAACCTCTAGAGCAAAGTTAATGCTAGTATGACCAGCAAATTTTTTCAATCAGAATTAGTACGTGGTGACATCCAAGAGATGGCTGCCCTTCAAGAGTTCTGCTTCAGATCTGTAACCAATCTTGCACTCCTTACTAAGGAAAAAAAGATGGAGTACTTTGAAGCAATGAGAAAACTACTTGAGAAACAAAAGATATTTCATGCTCGTCTCTCTTTAAGCGATGATCCAGAGGCGAAGCAAGTTGCTGCTAACATGAAGCAAGCAGTTGTAATGCTAGGTGGTAACCCAAATCTAGATGTCCGAGAGATGTTTGATGATTTGCTAACAAAGATAGATCAATTTGAAAAACATGTTGACAAGCACTCTTAGATGTGCTATAAATATAGATGTCGGGGTAGCTCCTTGACACGGGAGTGACTGAATTAAACTTGCTGGCAATGGTCTAGTTAAGGTGATGAGTCAGAGGTGGTGCTCGCTGTGTTTACACAGAATCATCCTACCAGATGGGACTCAGGCGGTACAGTAAAAATTTACTTATGTAGAAATGCCCTGTACTTGTTGGTATACATTATTCCAACCTCCCACCCCAAATCCAATTAAATCTAAAACAATATGTCATTCGCAGACTTAAAGAAAAAATCTAGTAACAATCTACAATTCCTACAAAAAGAATTAGAGAAGACAGTCAGTACCAGACAAGTAGATGAACGCTTCTGGAAACCAGAGGTAGATGCATCAGGTAATGGGTACGCAGTAATCAGATTTTTACCAGCACCAGATGGAGAGACAGTACCTTGGGCAAAGGTTTATTCACATGCATTCCAAGGACCAGGTGGTTGGTACATTGAGAACAGTCTCACCACATTAGGTGATAAAGATCCAGTAGGTGAGATCAATCGCCGTCTCTGGAACAGTGGTGATGATGCAGACAAGGACACTGCACGTAGACAGAAGCGTAAGTTATCCTACTACAGTAACATCCAAGTCATTAAGGATCCAAAGCACCCTGAGAATGAGGGTAAAGTATTCCTTTATAAGTTTGGTAAGAAGATCTTTGACAAAGTTATGGGTGCAATGCAACCAGAATTCGAGGATGAGACACCTCTCAACCCATTTGATTTCTGGCAAGGAGCAGACTTTAAGGTTAAGATTAAGAAGGTAGCAGGTTTCTGGAACTATGATAGTTCTGAGTTTGCTGCTCCTAAACCACTCCTTAAAGATGATGATGCACTTGAAGCATTATGGAAGAAGGAGTATTCCTTACAAGAGTTAGTTTCTGCTGATAAGTTTAAAACTTATGAGGAACTCAAGAAGCGTCTTGAGTCTGTTCTAAAACTTACTGCTGCACCTGCCCGTCAAGTAGCAGAAGAAGTTGTTAACGAAGAGGTTGAAGAAGTTGCAGCAGCACCTGCAGCAGAAGACGATGCTCTATCATACTTTCAACAGTTAGCTGAAGAATGAATTTAGTAGGATTCTATGGTGCATTTGATTGGGATGCCAATCATGGC